GCGGCGGATCACCCAGCCCCATGCCAGCCAGTGGCCGGACAGGGGGAAGCCGCTGCCGCTGTTCGATCTCTGAGCGCGCGGAAACCCCCGGCGAGGTGGCCGGGGGCGAGGTCTCCCATCTCACGACTTACTCATTCACGAGATCCGTGTGCTATATACCCATGGGGAGAGTCTCGCTCTCGAGTCCATGGGCATACCGTGTCTAATCGTCATAATCGGGATAGCTTGATCTCCGATGGCGTGCATCTATGCAAGAGCATAGCCAAGCGCTATGTGCACCAGGGATTGGACTTGGCCGATCTTGTCGGGGAATGCCAGTTGGCCCTGGTGCGAGCGGCGAATGATTATGACGCCAGCCTCGGAGTGCCCTGGCTGGCATTCGCACGCTGGCGGCTCCGAAGCTCGTGCCAGGCGGCCGTGATTCGATCGCCGCTGGTCCGGCCCATCATGCGGACCCACAAGCAGCGTCCTCGCTGTCAGGCGGCGCTGGAAGCCCTCCAGGCTGAGGGCATTGCCCGGCCGACCACCGGGGAGATTGCCGAACGGGCGGGGCTGAGCCCGGACATCGTGCAGGCGTGCCTGGGCTGCGAGTCCCTGCCCATCCCGATCGATGCGTTCGGCGAGTACGATCCCGAGCTGGTGGAGGCGATGGCCTAGTGTGCTGTGGCGCGCCGAAGGTCGGATTCGCTGGCACCAGGAATCGCGAGAATCGATCGTGATCCGTCGCGTGGTCCTGCATGACTGTCGGCATGCCGACCCGGACACTCGGCCGACGTCGAAACCGCTGGCTCCATCACCGCAGCGCTGGCCGGATGCTCGCCCGGATCCCCCACGTCGGCAGCGGATTCGCACGATGGCCGAGGCTTCTGGTCGGTGGCAGCGCCTGGGCTTCTGGTGGCTCTTTTCCTGGGCTGACCTTGGTGAGATCTTCCCCGAAACCCGGGATTATGCACGGGGCTTGATGTGCTCTACCGGTTGCTCGCATTCCTGATCGATTGTGCCAGGCTTGTGTTGTATGTCACACTGATTCATGTGTTGTGGGCGATCCGGAATCGATTTTTGCCGTGAAGATCGAGTGCGTAACAGTATGCGTTGGATATGCCGACTTCCTTGCATACACGTTGCCCGAGAATCTCCCCCTGGTTGATGGGATCGTGGTCGTCACGAGTAGCGATGATCAGGAGACTCAGGCGGTATGTCGGCGGCATTCGGTCCATTGCATCGTCAGCGACGATCACAAGCGTAACGGGGGCAGATTCAACAAAGGTAGACTTATCAACCGCGGCCTGGATCAGATCGGTGGGCACGATTGGATCCTGCATCTCGACGCCGATATCGTCCTTCCCCGCAAATTCAGACGGTATCTCGACTGGGCCCACCCGGACCCCAATGGCCTGCATGGGTTCGATCGGCAAAATCTTGTGGGCTTCGATCGCTGGCAACAACTCAAGCAATACGCCGGGGCCTGGGACAACCATGCCCATGAGTCCGGGCACTGGTTCCACCCCGAGCTGCCCACGGGCTCGCGATGGGTCTCTAGCCTGCATGGGTTCGTGCCGATCGGGTTCGCTCAGCTCTGGCACGGCTCAGCATCGGTCCGGAACGGCTATCACGTCCGACGCTACCCGACGGAGCATGCCGATGCGGCCCGGACCGACGTCCAGTTCGCCTTGCAGTGGGACCGGCGCGACCGGCACTTAATCCCCGAGGTCATCGTGCTCCACCTGGAATCCGAGCTGGCTCAGCTCGGAGCTAACTGGGCGGGCCGTACAACAAAGCGATTCGGGCCAGCGATGGCGATCCCCGCTCCACCGGGAACGTGCTCATGACGGGTTGGATAGGCTGGCTTTGCACGGGATTCCTGGTCCTGATCGTGCTGATCTGCTTCGGCTGGCCGCGCCAACCGTTTGATCCGATGGATGAGCGGATCATTCAGTGAGATGTACCGCAATGAGGTCTCTCAAGCGGCTGTTGGTGGAGTCGGGCTTACTCTGGCCGGGATGGTCTCTCAGAGTGATTTCTCGATCTGGGCCGGCGGCCTGATCGTCCTGGGCGGTGCGGTCCTCTACCTGATCGACCAGCGACGGCGAAATGCGATTGCGACCGACGATCTCCACCGCCGGACCGACATCGAGACGAAGAAGTTGGAGCGGGATGCGATCCTGGTCGATGCCCGGGCTGAGATCCGGGACTTGCGCAAAGAGCTGCACGATGTCCGCGATCAGCTCAACGAAGCCCGCACCAAACTGGCTGTGGCCGAGGCGATCTCGGCGGGTAAAGCCTCGTCCCTGATCGTACCGCCGGAGAAATCATGAGTCGCAGACGACCGAGCCATAACCTGGATGCGGATGGAAAGCTGGTCAAGCGGAACGGGATTGACGGGGCGATCTTCGACCGGCCCAGCCCGATCATCCTGCCCGCGATCAACCCCCAGCCACCGCCCCAGCAGATCCCGATTGAGCATCTCGTGCCAGCGCTGATGCAACAGGGGTGCCAGCCGAGTCTGAGCATCGGCTGCCGGCCCGACGGGATGGTCGGCCTGGTCGCTCAGTGCGGCCCGATCGCCATTCCGCTGGCGTTCGACCTGGATGGACTCGCTCAGATTGAGGGTGCGATCGCCACGGCGAAGGCTCAGGCCGAGGGTCTGCAGCCGGTGAACGATCCGGAAATTCCGGAGGGTTGCGAGGACCTGCTCCAGCAGGCGATGGCGAACGTGGACGGGGAGGCGCACTGAGTACTCGCCGTTCGCCTGTGAAATTAGGACGGAATCAGGGGATGATGGGCGGTCTCAATCGGTCGATCGAGACACGGTGGAAGCCCGGGCAGTCGGGTAATCCGACGGGTGCCGGTGCTGGTCGTCCGCGTTCGCGCCCCATCACCGATCGGCTCAGGGAAGCCCTGGAGCGGCCAGGCAAGAGCGGCCAGACTCAGGCTGACGAGATCGTCGATGCCTGGATCGCGGAGGCCAGGGCGGGCAACGTAGCGGCAATCACGCAACTCCGGGAAGCGCTCGAGGGCAAGCTCCCCGTGAAGATCGAGGCCGAGGTTGACCACTCCATCGACGTCCGACTTGAGACAGTCATGGTCGCTCTGGGAATCCTATCCCCCGGCGGTGCGCCTCAAGGCGATCGCCAGATCGAGTCCGGCGGGCCTGGCAGCAGTCGTAACGGTCGGTGCCTGGAAGCTGGCGCCCCACCTGAAGCTCCTGAACGAGAAGCTCCTGCAAGTAGCAACGGGGCGGTGCCCGCGGCTGGCGGTGTTCATGCCACCGAGGCATGGGAAGTCGGAGCTGATCTCCCGGTTCTTCCCGGCGTGGTTTCTCGGAACGGCACCGGATAAGCGGGTTCTCTTCTCGTCCTATGAAGCCGACTTTGCCGCACAGTGGGGACGCAAGGTCCGTGACGTCTTGGAGGACAAGGGCCCGGAGGTCTTTGGCATCTCGATCCGGCGCGACTCGAGTGCCGCCGATCGCTGGGAGATCGACGGGCGCAAGGGCGGGATGCAGACCTGCGGCATCGGCGGTCCGTTGACCGGCAAGGGCGCCGATGTTCTGATCATCGATGACCCGGTCAAGAATGCCGAAGAGGCCAACAGCGAGGCGATCCGTGAACGCAACTGGGACTGGTACCGGGCGGCAGCGTATACCCGCCTGGAGCCCGGCGGTGCGGTGGTCGTGATACAAACACGATGGCATGAAAGCGACCTGGCTGGCCGGATTCTGGCGCATGCTCGCGAGATCGATGAACCTTGGGATGTGCTCAGTCTGCCGGCCCTGTCCGAAGGTCCGGGAGATCCCCTCGGTCGCTCGGACGGGGAACCGCTCTGGCCCGAACGATTCGACCGATCTCAGCTCATGGGGATTCGGAAGACCCTGGGCTCCTATTTCTGGCATGCCCTCTACCAGCAGAATCCCCAGCCCGCCGAGGGCGGCGCCTTCAAACGGAGCTGGATCAGGAACTGGCGAGAAGAGGGCGAGCTCTACCTGATTGAGTACCCCGACCGTTGGCGGGCCGTCGCGAAGAAACACTGCCGCCGGTTCGGTGTGGTGGACCTGGCCTGGACCCTGAAGAAAGAGAACGATTACTTCGCATGCCTGGCCTGTGCCGTAACGCCCCAGCAGGACCTCTTGCTGCTCGACTTGCATCGCGAGCGGCTCGAGGGGCCCGACATCGTGCCTGCGATCGAGAGGATGATTCGCAAGTGGGACCTGAACTATATCGGGGTCGAGGACGCCCAGGCCCAGCTCATGGTGATCCAGCATCTCCGGAAGCGGGGTCATACCGTGAGGGCCTTGAGAGCGGAGAAAGACAAGCTGAGCCGGGCGATTCCGGCCACGATCCGGATGGAGGCAGGACAGGTCTTTTTGCCGGAGACCGCCTACTGGCTGGACGACTTCGTAGCGGAACTCCTCGCCTTCCCGCACGGCACACATGACGATCAGGTGGACGTCCTGGCCTATGCCGCCGTCGAGGTCCAGCGCTTCGGCGGGGCGGGCGAGCCCGAGAGCTACGATCAGTACCGCGAGTATGCCGAGAAAGAGCTGGCGGCCGAGTGGTTCAACCGGGTCGAGAATCCGGTGCTCTGGGTAGGCGATGATGACTGATGCCCCTCCTGGACCGCATCTTGGCAGCCTGGCAAGCCCTGACCGCACGAGCCGGCCCGGCAGGGTACGGGATGGGCGTGGCCTGGAGCGGTGGTCCGCTCTACGCCGATGCGTTCGGGGCGAAGCGAGGACCGAGCCCGTGGCAACTGGTCGAGTCGTACAAACAGATCGCGTTTGCATGCACCGAGTTCAACGCGTTGGGCGTCTCTGCCTTGCCGCTGAGGCTCTACGCCGCGAGTGGTGCGGCCAAGGCCAAGCCCCGGCCCTCGAGCGGTCCGCGCTCCGTTCGTCGCCTGGAGGTGGAGCGGCTGCTCTCGCTGCGGTACGTCCGTCGCCAGTTCGGCTCGCCGAAGGATGTCGAGGACGTTCACGAGATCACGACGCATCCGCTCCTGGACGCGCTGGATCACCCGGCGATCGACCCCGATACCGGGATGTCCTACTTCGACCGGCCGGGGTTGATAGCGACCCTGGTCCGGTACCTGGACATCGTCGGGATCGCCTACCTGAAGCCCGAGGACGAGAACGGCCGGGACTATGCCCAACTGGTGGCGTCCCAGACGCCCCCGCCCCTGCTCTGGCCGCTCCAGGCTCAGTATGTCTGGCCGGTCCGGAAAGAGAACAGCGCTCTGATCAAGAGCTTCAAGTATTTCGCGGTGGATTACGAGCCCGACCAGCTCATGATGATCCGGCTGCGAGCGTCTCTCCGCGACCCCTACGGGGCTGGCTACGCAGCGGCACAGGCGGCCTGGCAGTATTCCGGCCTGGAGGACAAGGGCATCAGCATGTGGGACCAGCTCATCGGTCGAGGCTCGCGGCCGAATGTGATCTGGACCCCGGCCGACCCGAACCTGGCCGGTGGCGAGGATGAGCGGCGGCGCTTCAGCCAGGAGTTACACACGTTCCAGTCGGGTGGCCGAGGTGGCGACCACATCGTGACGAACGGAGCATACCAGCCCCATGCGATGACCTACCAGGGCTTCGACATGGGCGAGATGTCTCAGAACACGTACAACATGGAACGCATGTGTAACTGCTGGGGCGTGCCCGTGTCGTTCATGTCCTCGGAGACGAACCTCGCGAACTTCCAGGCTGGCCGCACGTTTCATGCTCAGTTCGGCCTGGAGCCGCGGGCGCAGTGCATCGCATCTTCCCTCTCCGACCTGGCCCGACGGTATGACGAACGGCTCTTTTTCGCGTTCGACGGCGCGATCGGCGAAGACAAGGAAATCAACGCCAAGATCATCGATATGAAGGTCAAGGCCGGGATCATGACGGGCAACGAGGCCAACGCCGAGGAACCGTGGACACCCAAGCCCTGGCTGGACGAGCCGTGGATTCCCGGCACGCTGGTCCAGCCCACGATGGCCCAGGAACGGCACGAGCAGGGGCTGGAGACAGCTCAGGCTCAGGCAAAGGCGGCGAAAGATGGAAACAAGGGAGCTGGTCCTGGTGGCCGACCTGGCGGTAACGGCCGTCGTCCTGCTGGTAAGCGCGGTGTGGGCGGGAGCGAATCTGCCGAGGCGGCCGAAGCGGCGATCCTCGAGCGAGCGGAACGGGTGCTGCGTAAGATCGAACGGGAGATGGGTTGATGTCGTGGACAGTATTCCCTCAGCACGATCGCATCCTGGTCCGTCGCGACGAGACTGACACGGTCTCCGCGGGTGGGATCCTCCTGCCCGAGACGACCAGGCAGGATCGGCCGCAGAAGGGTGAGGTCCTCGCCGTTGGACCGGGCAAGCCGCACATCTCGGACGTCACCGGACAGATGATCCGGCTCAAGTCCAAGCTCCAGACCGGCGACGTGGTACTCTTCACGAAGTACGCGGGCGACGGGTTCAAGATCGACGGCGAAGAACTGTTCCTAGTCAAGGACGAAGACATCGTGGCGATCCTGGTGAAACAATGACCACGCAGACCAAGCCCCTGCCCCCCGAGCGCATGCCCGAGCCGGTCACCCGGCAGCCCAAGATCGACGGCGGGCGCCTGAACTTCGATCACGAGCGGCCCCCTCGGAAAGCCCCCACGATCGTCCAGGGCGAGTTCACGCCGGAGAACACACCGTCCCTCCGGCGGCGCTCGCTGGGCGTGCTGCGCGGCGGCCTGGCGTCCGGTAGAGAGGTCGAGATCGTGCCCGGCCAGGAGATTTACACACTGCCGATTCCCCGGTCGGAGCCGGCACCGCCGGCCTGGATCACGAAGATGGTTGCGGGCAAGGAAGTGCGGCAGATGGTCCTCGATGGCGGCTTCGCCACGGCCACCTATCGCCGCACCGACCGGCGCGATGCGGACGGGCTGCCGATCTACGATTACCAGGGGGTGGAGTGACATGACAGTCGAGCGGCCGAACTGGGAAGTCCTCTACGAATCCGAGGACGCGGGCGGCGACGACTTCACGGTGTATTGCGGTCAGCATCAGGATCAGCCGGTCCTTGCGATCGGTTGCTATCCCACAGCAGCATGGCTGACCCGCCAGATGGTGCGGGCGATCTTGCCAGTGCTCCAGCAGTTTGCGGAGGAGGAGTGAGGACCCAGCTCGGTGCCATCCTGCTCGCCGTTGAGGCGGCCTGGACTGTCCTGAGAGACCAGCGCACGCCGGGCACGCCGCCCGGCGACATCGACGACCCGGACGAGGATAACACGTTCGACCTGCCCGAAGGCAGGCCGATCCGCCGCAAGGTCAAACAGTTCGCGAAACGCCAGCTCAAGAAAATGCTCGGCACCATTCCCACGATCGGCGCGCCCCTGCCCGATCACTTCCCCAGCCTCGCTGACTGGACCAACCCCATGGCCTCGGCCATGACCCCGCTGATCAGCGCCTACTGGGACGAGGCGGGCAAGACGACCCGGGCCCGGATCGGCCTGGACCCCGGCGCCTGGGAGGTCCACGACCCGCACCTGCACGCCATGGTCAGCAAGGCATCCCTGAGCTTCTGTAGGGCGACGAACGAGACGACTGACCTGGAACTCGGGGAAGCGCTCGATCGCCTCAAGGCGGAACTCCTGGCCGGCCTGGTGGACCGTGGCGACACGATCCCCGAGCTGACGGCGCGGGTGAAGTCGGTGTTCGGTCGGCTCAGCGACTCGCGAGCCGAGCGGATCGGTCGGACCGAGGCGGCTCGGGCAGTGCATGCCGCCAGCCTAGAGTCGGCGAAGGAAAGCGGCGTGGTCCAGGGCAAGAAATGGCTGCTCAGTGCCAACTCGTGCCCTAAGTGTCAGGATCTGGCACACACCGTCAACAGTATGTTCCCGCAGGGCATTCCCCTCGGCCTCGACTTCGCGCATGAGGGGAATAACCCGGCCTATGCGAATATCCCGCATCCTCCGCTGCATCCTCACTGCCGCTGTTCTCTGGTCTTCGTGCTAGACGAGGAGTATGAGACCCTGCTCAAGCAGTACGGCCCGCCGGAGCCGGAGAGCTTCATTCCTGGCGCGTTCGGTCCGACTCCGGCGCCCGGCCGGAAAGAGCTCCCTGCCGAGCCGCTACGACCTCGGGCCGCGACGTTCGCCGGCCAGGTGCTGGCGACCGGCCCGGATATCCCGGCAGAGGGGCGGATCGGCAGCAGGGCCTGGATTCACTTCGTCCACGCCGCCCACCAGGCTTTCGAGGGGAATCCACGGCTGACCCTGGCTGAGTTCAAGGATCTCTTGCTCCAGAACCGCGAGTTTCTCGAGCTGGTCCATGCCGACCTGACCAACGTGCTGAGCCGCAAGGATGTCGAGGCGGCAGCCACCGAGTACCGGGTCGGGGATCGGGTCCTGACCAGCTACCATTTCGTGAGGCTCAGATGAAAACCCAATACACGCGAGTTCCCGGCCCGACGCCCAACGGCGGCGCCTTCTCGGTCCTCGTTGATCCCGGCGACGGGTCGTTGAAGATCGTAGAGTTCGCGGCCGATGGCACCGTGCTGGTATCGACCTACTACCCCGCTCCTGAGTGCTGATCCCCTCCCATGCCCGCCATCACCGTTCCCCCTGTTGGTCAAGCTCTGCTCGTCTTCAAGGACCTGGCTGCGCGCGTCCGCGAGCGGCTGCACGACCAGGAACATTGCTGGGAGGACAAGGGGTACCGGAAGCTCGAATGCTGGTGGAACAAGCTTAACGACAAGGTTTGGAAGTGGCACCACAAGGCTTTGAAGCGTGCGTTCACCGTGGACGTACCGCCGGTCAGCGTCACGGGCGATGAGGTGGCGGCCTATCAGGCAGCGATTGACGCTCTGGACCAACTCCATGCCCAGTGTCAGAAGATCTACGCCACGGCCGAGGCCGAGGGCGACTACGTGACGTCCGGCCTCTCTTACGAGGTCCAGGAGTCGATCGAGGAATGGCTCCAGGACGCCAGGGCGCGGCTGGCCCAGGCCAAGCGGCTGAAGGATCAGTACATGGCGGAACAGCTATGAGCGACGCAATCATCCGCTCCTATGTCGCCCGGGTCGAGGACGTCAACCCCGTCAAGCGGACGGTGGTCGGCAAGATCAACACCAGCGCTATCGATCACTACAACACGGTGATCGATCCCCGCGGCATCGACCTGGGCGACCTGACCCGCGGCTACCGGGCCAACCCGGTCGTGCTGTACGAACACGGCAAGGACCCGGTGCGGGGCAGCCTGCCGGTCGGCACGAATGGCTGGATTCGCCAGGCGATCGGTCCCAGCGGGCCCGAGCTGATCGCCCAGACCCGCTTTTGGGAGCCGAACAGCAAGAAATCGGACGAGTTCACCGAGAAGCTCTATGAGATGTATGCCGAAGGGGTCATGCGTGGCTTCTCGGTGAACATCGTCCCGTTGCCCGAACACAGTGGTCCGCCGACTCGCGAGGAGATCCGGGCTCGTCCAGAACTCGAAGGTGTCAGTGCCATCTATCGGAAGTCGCGACTTGCGGAATACAGCCTGGTTGCGGTGCCCGGCAATAGCGAGACGATCACAATCGACATGGCCCGTTCGATCCTCACCTGCGTCAAGCGTGGCCTGGCCCTGCCCGATGCCCTGGTGGCCCGGGCGCGGGCGCTGGACGCGGAGCAGGTCGAGGACGTGATCGAGATCATCACCGAGCCCGAACCTGCACCGGTGGCCCTGCCGCCTCTCGGTGGCCGTTCTTATCAGGCTCGGCGGGATGAGATCCTGGCCCAGCTCCGGGGGTTGTTCGATCCCGCGAAGCTCAAGGCGGATCTCCAGGAACGGGCGGACCTGGCGCGGGGCCGGGTCTAGTATCCCTCGATCTCCAGGACTCCGCACTCCAGCCGCAGCGGCGTGCCCAGCTTGGCCTGAAGCTCACACAGCTCTTCGACTGTACTCACATCAACCCAGATCGAATCGAGTGCATAGAGCAGTGTTCCCCCTGAGACCGACCGCTCCCCGAACTCGAATCCCAGCTCCTTCAGTATCTCGACCTTTTGCCCGGAAATCGCGTTCCCCTTCACAAACTGCCGGTTCGGACAAGTCAACATAAACCGCACTTTCCCGTCCCTCCGAAGTAAGCGGCCCATGCCCCTGCCGAGCGGCACCCGATGCCGACGAGCGGCCCGGCTGGAGGCTGATACCTCGACCACGTCGCATCATCGAGGTTAGCATACCATGTTCATCAAGTTCAGCAAAGATTGCCCCAGCGCCGGCCGCAAGATCGGCGATGTCTGGGAGGTCCAGGACGAGGCGATCGCCCGCGCGTACATCACTGCGGGCTATGCCGCCGAGCACAAAGAGGCCGAGGCCGATCTGATGGCCGAGGCTCGCAAGATCCTCGCTGACGGCCTGGCCGAGATGCAGAAGGCCCTGCTCGGCTTCCAGGCCGAGACGACCCGCACGATCGGCGAGGGCTTCCGTACGGCATCCCGCGGCCGAGGGTTCAACCCCCAGATCGAGAGCGGCGAGTCCGAGGATGAGAAGCTGATCAGCTCCGGCGGGTTCCGGAGCATGGGCCACTTCGCCCGGGAGATCCAGCGGGCTGGCCCGACGCCCGGCCAGGTCCGCGGCGAGTCGATCCTCGGCAAGTACAACGTCGCGCTCGACAAGATCAATGCGGCGCGTGCCGTGTCCAGCCCGGACGGCATGTACGAGACGTCGGAGCCGGACGGCGGCGCGCTGGTCCCGCCCGACTTCACGACGCAGATCTGGGAGCGTATGTATTCGCAGGAGTCGATCCTGCCCCGGACGCAGGGGTACACGATCTCCGGCAACACGATGAGCATTCCGGCCAACGCCGAGACGAGCCGTGCGGATGGCTCCCGTTGGGGCGGCGTGCTCGGCTACTGGGAGGGTGAGGCGCAGCAGCTCACCGGCTCCCGGCCCAAGTTCCGCAACCTGCAGATGCGGCTCAAAAAGCTCACCGTCATGACCTTCGTGACGAATGAGCTCCTGACCGACTCGGCCACGGCCCTGGAGCAGTATCTGGGAAGGGTGGCTCCCCAGGAAATCCAGTTCAAGATCCTGGACGGGCTGATCAACGGCGACGGGGCCGGCATTCCACTCGGCGTGATCAACGACCCGGCGTTCGTGCAGGTGGCCAAGGACACAGGCCAGGCCACCAAGACGATCAGCTACACGAACGTCATGAACATGTACAACGTCTTGTGGGCGCCCTGCCGCTCGCGGGCGATCTGGGTCTACAACCAGGAAATCGAGCCTCAGCTCTGGCAGATGGCGCTCCCCGTCGGCACCGGCGGTGTGCCCGTGTTCCTGCCGCCGGGTGTGGGCGGTGCTACCCTGACCGGTGGTGCCAGCTCCAGGCCCTACGGGGCACAGGGGACGAACGCGGCCGAGACCTCGCCGCTGGCCGTGCTCTACGGCCGGCCCGCCATCGCGCTTGAGCAGTGCCCTGGGCTCGGCAACGTCGGCGATCTGATGCTGATCGACTGGTCCCAGTACGTCAGCATCACCAAGGGCTCGATCCAGTCGGCGATGTCGATTCACCTCAAGTTCGATTTCGACGAGACGGTTTTTCGCTGGATCTTCAGGATGGACGCACAAGGCGCCTGGTCGGCCCCTCTCACGCCCTACAAGACCAACCTGTCGAAGACCTACACCTTCGCCGTGGGACTCGCGGCGCGCTGATCCTGCCCCCCAGCCGTCTCATGGCGGCGGCTGGATGACCCCCGGTCGGCCTGTCTCCCCGACCGGGGGTTTCTTCCCCTTCACCCGAATCACCTCCCGAGGAGTCCCCCGCGATGGGCACTGGCGTTCGTCACATAGACCGATACAAGACGGAGCTGCTCCTGGCCGGCGCGTCCGCCCAGGCCACCCCCTGGATCGACATGCAGTATTACTCGCATGTCACGTTCTTTCTGTTCGTCAACAACTCGTCTTCGGGCACCCCGGCCCAGAGCGTCTCGCTGCTCCAGGCGCTGGACACGTCCGGCACGTCAAGCTCGAGCGTTGCGTTCAACACGATCTTCTCGTGTTCGGGCGGGTTCGCCACTCAATCCAGCTCGGCCGACGTCTGGGTTTCCAGCTCGATCGCATCGACGGCCGGCTCGTTCACGATCAGTTCGACCGTTTCGACGATCTTCGGCTATGCGATTGAGGTGCAGGACACCGACCTGAACCTGAACAGCGCGGCGAAGACTGTGGCCCTGTCCTTCGGGACGGCGGCCTCCACCACGATCTACGTGTTCGCGCATTGCTTCCCGCGGTTCGACGGGAACTATGCGAGCATGCCCACGGCCTTGACCTGAGGCGCCATGTCCACCCTGACACTCGGCATCCCGACCCACGACCGCCCGAAGTTGCTCCCCCGGGCGCTCCGGGCGGCGCTCTCGCAGACCCGGCCAGTTCAGATCATCGTAGCGGACGACCTGGCCCTGCCCGAGACGCGGGAGGTCCTCGAATCCGAGGAGTTCCGCGGCCACGATATCCGGCACATCCTGACCTGTGCAGGGTCCTGCTGGGGCAACTGGAAGGCTGCGGCCCAGGCGTGCGAGACGGAATACTTCGCCTGGCTCCAGGATGATGACGTGGTCCGGGACACGTATGCCGAGCGGATCGTCGATGTCCTGGATTACTTCCCCGATGTGTATCTCTGGATGGCCCGGCTTCAGTGCGGATTTAGCGAGGAACTCGGCTGCTGGTACCATGGCAATGGCCCGTGGGTGCCGATGGATTTCCTGACCGGTCGGCCGGCTCGCTGGCCGGGTGCGGAGATCCTCACCGTCTCCAGCTACCTCACGTCCTGGTCGCTGGCCCCGGCGTTCGCCTTCCGTACCGGACCGGCGTTCACTGCGGCCCTGAACGACATGCCGGACGACTGCGACATCTTCATCGAACGTCTGATGCCCGCCTGCATGGGGCTTCAGGGCCCCTTCGTGGCCGATCCCATCGTGGCCGGCTACTGGATCAGCCACTCGGAGCAACTCCACATCAAGCTCGCCCCGGAGGCCCCCGCTCAGGCTGCCAGAGCGTTCGCCTGCCTCGATAACCTGATGGACCGGCTCGAGGAACGGGAGTGTGACTGGCGGGCCATCCTGCTCCGCTGGATGGGCTGGATCAGCAAGGGCCAGCTCTGCAACTGGCTCGACAACCTGAAGAAACTCCCCGACGAGATCGACCGCGGCCGGTACCTCGAACGGGTCACCGGGGTCGCGGAGGAATACATCAATCTCGCGATCGTCTTCCCCCCGGCTACACCCACATCCACCCCGACGAACGAGGGCTGATCCATGGGCTTCATGCGCGGCGTCTACCTGAATAACGTCATGACCTTCAAGGATTCGATCATGAGTCCTGCCCAGGGGACCACACCCTGGGAAGGCTATCCGGCACTCGCCGTCGAGAACGACCCGGGCACCGGGTTCACCGTCTTCGATGACTTCATCAGCCTGAGCAACCAGGCCACGAACGGACTGTGGTTGGTCACCAAGGGCACCGGCGGCTCGATCGCACTCCAGTCGAGTGCACCCTCGGTTGGTGGCTGGATCGCGATCCCGACCGCGGCCAGCGCCAGCAACGACTATCAGGTGTTCTCGACCCAGCAGAAGGTGTTCAATTTCTTCACGGGGCTGGATGGCTGTTTCGAGGCCATGGTCCAGCTCACCGAGGCGAACACCAACACCGCGAGCTGGTACGTCGGCCTCACGTCCACGGTGACGACCGGGTTCCTGCAAAACTCGGGGGCACCGGCCAGCTCTTACTCCGGCGTGGTCTTCTGGAAGGCCAACGGCGCGCTGGTCATCAAGTGCCAGACGTCCAACGGCTCGACTCAGCATTCCTCGCCCACACTGGCCACGGCCACCAGCGGCACCACGTTCATTGTGGGCGCGACGATCAACCACAACGACAATACCACGGCCAAGGTGACGCCCTACGTCTGCAAGGTGGCCAGCAACGTCCGGACGCTGGTAACCGTCGGGGCGACCCTCGACCTGCCCCTGGCCAGCCTGGCAGCCATGTACTTTAGCTTCGGCGTCCGGACGGGTTCCACCAGTGCCGAGACACTGCTGGTTGACTACGTTCAGGCCAGCCAGGGCCGCTACTATCAGTAACCTCCAACCTCGGAGCGATCATGCCGACCGTCCTGGGCTTTACGTTCACGGTCGGCTAGCCGGTCGCGACCCAGAACGCCAGTGCGAGCATGGTGGCCGCCAGCAGGAGCTCCCACCAGCGCGGCGGCCTGAGCTGATCCCGATACCAGCGGTCATGATCTTCGACGAAACCCATGTCGTCACCTCCTCTGGCAAATAATACATAATGGCCTGGTCACTCGCCCAGTCCGTTCAGAGTGCAAATGAGGGCAGCGCCGGGACCTCGATCCCGGTCACCCTGCCGTCCCAGGTCACCATCGGTGATTTCCTGGTCGTCTGCGGGATCATCCAGTCCACGACCCAGGGCGCGACGATTACGGATAATACCACGGGCGGCAGCAATACATACACGACCGACCTGCTCGTGAACTGGGCTTCCACGGGCAACAGGTTGGTCATCGCCCATTGCGTCGCGCGAGCGACGATGTCGAGCCTGACGGTTACCCTGGCCAGTGCATCGGGGAGCAGCACGCTGCAAAACGTCGCGGTGGGCGATTACACGCCCCCGGGCGTGGTGACCCTGGACGGCACGGCCAGCGGCACGGGAGCAAGCTCCTCGGCGAGCGGGAGCAATCTGGTCCAGGCTGGCACGGGCGAGCTGGCCGTGTGCTACGTGACGACACATATCAATGCGACCACCTTCACGGCCGGCACCGGTTGGACGATTCGCAATCAGCATGACGGCGCCGGCGGCGAAGACCTGGCGTTCATGGACAATCAGTCGGCATCCGGCACCCTGGTCCCCGCCGCCACCTTGAGCGGGTCGGCAACCTGGATCATCGGCGCCGTATCCTACGGCTCGGCGGCGGCGATCGTCGTCCCCTGGCCCCTCTTCTCCCAGCCTATTTCGGTGATCTGACATGCCACTCAAGAACCAGGCGATCACCGTCTGTTATCTCGCATGGAACACCTCGACGAATGCCGGCCAGACCGGCGACTCGGGGAACCACACCCTTAAGCTGATCCAGGATGGCAGCGAGAACAATCCGACCAACTCACCGGCACAGGTGGACGCGACCAATTGCCCGGGCCTGTACTCGCTGGCACTCGCGGCCGGCGACATGAATTTCAACTGCGTGGTCCTGCACGGGAAGTCCTCGACCGCGAACGTCGTGATCGTCCCCCAGACTTTCGTGACAGATCGGGGCGTCCTCCCAACGGTGGCGCCCGCGGCATCCGGCGGGTTCATCACCGTCGGCACGAGTTCCGGCCAGATCAACCCCGACGGCACCGGGCGCGTCCTGGTCGCCGGACCCGTGAAGAAGAACGTGGCCATCACGTCCTTCACGTTTTTCATGGTATCTTCATCTGATCATACGACCCCAGCGACCGGCCTGTCCGTCCGGGTGCAGGTCAGCCTCGACGGGGCGGCGTTCGCCAACTCTGTCAACACGCCGGCCACCGAGATCGGCGGCGGCTGGTATAAGATCACCCTGGCGGCGGGCGACGTCAACGGCAACGTGGTCGCCGTCCAGTGCTCCGCGGCCGGCGCCGACACGGTGGCGATGACCTTCCTGACTCAGAGCTGACATGACCGTCATTCGCGCACCCCGGCTGCCGACTCGATCGACCCTCGCCCTGGTCGTGCGCTCGGAGGTCGTCTCGCCCCCCGTGTTCCTGATGCGTGCCGAGCCCGACCTGGCCGTACCGTTGTCGTCTGACGTCAATCCCTTCGCGGCCCAGTTTGGCGAGCCGGTGGAGACATGACGCGTGCCCGTGTTCCTCGGGCTGGTGGTGCAATTCCAGGTGGCCACGATCGACCTCGCTGTCACCGATGCCAACGGCAACCCCTGGCTGTCTCCGCTGGCGTTCTCGCTGCGCAAGCAGAGCGGTGCGTGGTACACACCCGATCCCAGTCAGGTGACGGCGCTGGGGGACGGCTGGTACCGGATCACCACGGTCCCGACCGACACGAATACGCCCGGATGGTTGTTGGCCACCGCTCAGGCGACGGGTGCCGTGGCGGCGTTCGCGGCGACATGGGTCGGGCCCGATCCCGGTCCGCAGGCTGGGCAGACGTACTACTCGATCCCGTTTTTCCTGGTGACCTCAGCCGGCCAGCCAATCCTTGTCGCCTCACCTTCGGTACTGATCGACACGCCCGGCGGACCCGGCTTCACCGCACCGACTGGCTCGGTCGTCGAGGTTGGGCTGGGCGTTTACGAGGTGATCCCGGCCCTGGCTGACATTGCGACGTCCGGCCTGATGCCGATCCAGGCCACGGCCACCGGCGCGCAACCGTTCGCCGATGAAATCCAGCTCCTGGGTCCCAACACTTCCTTCGAACTACGAGCTGATCCGACTCGGGCCGTCCCCGTGGGGTAAGACCATGAATGTCACGATTTGCGGCGGCAAACCCAAGGGCTCGATCACGATTACCGGCGGCACGATCCAGGAGGTAGGCGACGTGATCACCGCCAGCGGCGGCTCAATCTCGGGCTCGACCGAGTTCGATGCGTGCACGGCCAACGGCACGTCGGGCAACTGGATCATCACCGGCGGCAGCCTATCGTCCACGCTGACGATCACCGGCGGCAGCCTGGCTGGCGACACGATCACCGGTGGGACTGTCTCGGGGTGCTTCAGTGTGGGTGGGTGCCAGCTTACCCAGCCCCAGTCCCCGAGCGGATGAGTTCCCGACATCTGCGGTCAAGTCGTCGGGCATCGTGGATGTTGCGGCGGAACCCGATGACCACCCCGATCAGGCCGATGAGTGCAAGCACGGCAGACGCGATCTCAAACATGGATAGGCTCTCCTGAGTGCCAGTGTGGCCCAGTCTGAATAGATCTATCAGCATAACCGCTTCGACCCCGAAATGCCACAAGCGAGATTAAAGGTCGTCCAGGGCCTAGCCCGGGACTTCTCGTACCAGACGCCCAACGCAGACGGCACCTACGGGTGCGGATTCACGTCGGCGGACGGGATCAGCGCGAAGGTCTGGGTCGGGGACTCGGAGGCGGTCCTGGCCACGCCCACGGTGGCCTGGGGCGGCGCGATCGGGGCCATCACGTACACCGCGGCGCAGGGGGCGCCGATTACGCTCTGGACGATCAGTTTCAACTCAGCGGACACGGCTAGCCTGACGCCGGGCGTCTATCGCTGCCAGGTCTACGCCACCCACGGCCAACGCACTGGCGCCCTCTTTGATGGGTTGCTGGAGGTCCTGGCCACCCCGGGCAGTGGCACCGATAGCGACCTTGTTAGCTTTACCGAGGTCGAGACGGTCCTCGCCCCGCTGCGGCTCAAGGAGGTCGAACGGGAGATGATCACGCTGCTCAAGGCCGAGGCGTCCGATGCGATCCGGAAGTGGTGTGGCCAGCGCGATTTCACCCGGCAGACCTATACCGAGGAGTACGTCCCCGAGCTGAACGGCTACTGTGCCCTGCGACAGATGCCGGTTAACAACGTGACGCGGATTCGGGGCTATCTCCAGACCGTAATGACCATCTCGGCCCAGCCGGGTGCTTTTCAGCATGCCTGGATCAGCTATCAGACGTCGGGCGACTGGTACACCAACACGCTCAGCTATACCGGGCTGATCCTCAACTCGACCCTCAACGGTACCACGACGGCATCGACCCCGTTCCTGTTCGCGCTCTATCCCACGCTCGCGGACCTCGCGAACGCGATCATGGCGGTGCCCGGCTGGATCGCCAGGACGCAAGGGGCGTTCGCGGCCTATCCGACCAGCGACCTCCAGCAGCCTGGCGGCCTGACGGCGCAGGGAGCGTCCACGGACGACGGTTGCGAACTGAGGGCCTATACCGAGGACCTGACCACCTGCAAGCTTGACAACGCAACCGGCATGCTCTGGGTTGGCCGGTTCCGGATCGCCGGGGTCTACGGCTATCGCTGGGGCCCGGAAGCCGAGGTCCTGGAGGGATTCGAGTCCGGTCCGATCGGACGAGTTCAAGTGACCTATGACGCCGGGTTCAGCGTGATCCCGACCCCGGTCCAGCTCGCAACGGCCGAACTGGTCAAGGCACGAATCCAGCGGTTGCGGAAAGACCTTACGCTGGGCATGGAAGAAAACGGCATCTACAAATACGAATCGATCGGGCCGCGCGAGATTGCCGACCTGCCCTATCCGATCCAGTGCGGGCTCGCCAAGTGGCGGATTAGTCGAGCACGATGACGCGAGCCGAAGTCTATGCCGTCCTCGACGGCGAACGAGCCCATCAGGCCAAGGCACATCCGACGCGCGAGGAGTCGGCTCCCCTGTCCGTCGGCGAGGAGATTGCTCTGGTTGCGGCCTTGGCGTTCGAAGCACAGCGAGAGTGGGCCATATTCCGCGACGGAGGACAATCAGCATTGCACCTGATCCGCAAGGCGCTGGCCTGCGGAGTGCGGCTGGGCGAGCATCACGGGTTGCCGAGGCGTTTGGAGCGATAAGTGCAAACCCATCGGGTGGAGCTGGAGTCCGAGCCCGGCGAGACACACTGGTGGTTCCTGTGCTCGGACCTGCACGCCGAGAGTCCGAGCTTCGACCTGGCACGATTCAAGAGGGACATGGACGCAGCCCGACGCATCAACGCAAGGGTCCTGATCAACGGCGACGTGTTCGACGCGATCCCGCCCGGGGACAAACGGTGGACTCCGACTTGTGTCCGCAAGAGCCTGAGAGGGGAAGATGACCTGTTCGACGCAACCACCAAATGGGTCGGTACCCTGCTCGAGCCGTATGCCGATCTCATCGAAGTCATCGGGATCGGCAATCATGAAAGAGCCTGGACGAAGCGGCATCATTCGGACCCGGTGGGGGCGGTCCTGCAACACCTCAATCGAGTGCTGGCCAGCCAGAAGTCCAGTCATCGTATCCGACACGGCGGCGTTGCAGGTTTTATCCTGACCCATCTCAAGTTCCCGATGCGTCAAGAGCGCAACTGGGGTCTGCTTCACCGCCTGCTCTACCTGCACGGGGCCGGCGGCGAAGCACCGGTCACCAAGGGATTGATCGACATCAACCGCAAGGCGACGAATTTCGAGTATGACGCGATCACGTTCGGACACAAGCATAATCGGGTCTTCGTCGATGACGTTGTGCTGTGCGTGACGCGGAACGGACGGCCCTACCATCGGGAGACGAAGGCGCTACCGACCGGCAGCTATTCGCGGGGCTGGCGGCTGACGAGCCAGGACAAACCGCTGAGCTACCACTACTGCGAGGACTGGGCGGCATCCCCCAAGCCGCTGGGCGGGATGTTCCTGGCCTTGACCCCGGAATCGTCGCGGGGCACCAAGAGCACCGGGACCATGGTGATTCGCCAGGATGTGGCGACCTATCCCCGCGGACTCGGGCGAACCTGAGTGTCTACCTACAACGGCATGGGATCGGCGAAGGGGTTGAAGCCTGGAGACGAGGCCCACATGCACATCCCCGAGACGAGATCATTCACGGTGAAGGTCGAGTATGCGATGGGCTCGACCGTCTACCTGAAGCTGTGCCCGGAGAAGATGCCGGGAATGGTCTGCGGATTCATGCTGCGTCCCACCGGGATCGTCTACCTGATCACCTGGGGCGACACGAGCGAGAGCCTGCATTACGGATTCGAGCTGACCGATACGTATGAGCCGACCTTTGATGTCACGCCCTGAACCCGGCAACTCCCCTCTCTCCGGCTGGCTGGCCCTGCTGGCGTGCCTGGCCTGGCTGGTCGGCTGGGCTCTCCTGATCTGGTGGTTGCCGATATGAGGATGCCTGGCCCCTCGGCCCAGTGCTTCGCGCATGAGGTCAGCCACACCTATCAGACCTGGGGGCAGGACCTCGACGGCGGCCGGATCGTCACGGCAACGGTCACCCGGCAGGGTTACGACTGTGCGGTCCAGCCGGGCGAGCCGCAGACCGAGGTCCAGATCCTGCCCGAGACGGGCGATCGGCGCGTCACGTTCATCACGCCGTTCAAGGTCCTATACCCCGAGAATCCCCATCTCAACGTGCATGATCTGATCCTCTGGACCGAGGAGGACTCGGACCAGACCAATCCGCCCACTCATACGATCGTGGTACTCGGGGCGCGCAACGCGGCCGGGCTGGGCTCGGTCTGGGAAGTGGTCGGGGAAGAACGATCGTGATCCTGGGGCGCCTTCGCCCGGATTCGCTCCAGGATGCTCCTGGCGGGCTCGCTCTCGGCATCGGGCAGGATATCCCCGCCAGCGGCACGGAGCAGCTCCAGCAGTTCTTCATCACTCATGGCGAACCTCCGGTGGAACGGTGCTCAATTCCTGGTCCTGCTCAAGGCCGAGATGCGCAAGCGGATCACGGTCTGTGCTCTCGCCGTCCAGAACCATGCGAAGAAACTGATCGGCCTGGAAGGCGCGGCATCGGCGATCAAGCCCCTGAGCTACTGGTACGGTGGCCGAAAGCGGAACGTCCGCAAGAAGGGTCTAGTCTACGGAGCCACGGTCTCCCGGCCCGGCGAGCCGCCTCGCAAGCAGTTCGGTCGGCTCCAGTCCAGTGTTGCACACGAGGTCCAGGACACGGTCACGCAAGGACCGGCGGGCAGGGTTGGGACGAATCTCCCCTATGGCCGGTACCTCGAGCTCGGGGCCAAAGCCACCCGACACAGCGCCTGGGGGCGCCCCACCCGGCCCTATGCCTGGACCCTGCTGGCGCGGCCCTGGCTGCGGCGCAGCCTGAAAGAGATGGAAGCGTTTATCAAGGTGGTCATGGCCCGGCCCTGGACGCCCTGACGTGGCCCTGACCTATACGCAGAACTGGGATGGTGTGACGCCCCCGGCGATCCCGGCCGGGTGGAACGTGGACACCGATTTCGCCACGCTGGCGCCGAATTCTAACTGGGTCTCCAGCCCGAACACGCTCAAGCTCGCCGATGCTCACACGATCAATGTCCCGGCCTATGCGACCTATGCCACGGTGGACGGCAACGGCGGCAACGTCATCGTCAGCGCCTACTTCGAGTTCAACGGCACGAATGCTTGCCAGTGGGGCGTCGCGGCGCGGGGGACGGGCTCGACCCTCGACAACAGCACGACCAGCCAATATGTCTGCTGGCTCCAGCTCAACCCCGGCTTCCCCACGCTCTCGACCCGCGTCCGCATTTCCAAGGTCATCGCCGGCACGGAGACCCCGATTGCCAGCTTCGTATCCACCGATCAGGTCGCGATCGGCTTCTTCTATCAGGTCGTCTTCATCGCCAACGGAACGTCACTCGAGGCTCAGGTCATCCGGTACGCGGACGGCTATTCGCTCCAACCAAGCGGCCTGTTTGCCCCCCAGGCGGCGAGTTGCCTGATCACTACCGACGGCTCGCTTTCGAGTGCTGGCTACACCGGAATTGTGGCCCAGCAGGGTGCGACCAACTCCAGCCTCCAGACCGACAATTTCGCCGTGACGCCCCCCGGCGTGGCCCTTCCCGACGAGGGTATCCGCAACGTGCATGTCGTCCCCGTCCCCTTCCAGTTCTATCCCCCTTGGACCCAGTAACCCCCTTGCAGGAGAATCCCCATGGCTGGCCTCTATGGCAGCTTCACGACCGGCGCCGTGTCTCTGACCGGAGGCTCGGCTGCTACCGTCATCCAGGTCGTCGCTCCGACCAATCAGCGGCTGCGGATCATCGCCTATGAGTTCTCGTTCGATGGCACGAACTCGGCCAACACGCCGTGCAACGTGATCATCGAACGGCAGACTGGCGGCACGTTCACCAATACGTCTGTCGCGCCGAAGAAGATCAACGATCCCTCCGGCACGGGTGAATCGCTCCAGGCCACGGCGAAGACGGCGCAGACCGGTGGTCCGACTGACGGTGACGTGCTGCACAACCTCACCGTCCCGGTCTTCGGCGGACTGTTCGTCTATCCCCTGCCGCCTGGCCAGGAGGACATGGTGCCTGGCGGTACGATCCTGGGCATCAAGGCCAACGCACCGCAGACCGTGAACATGTACACGACGATTCGTTACGAGGAATGACCCTCCCTCCCCTCCCTGTCCCATGCCGCTGATCCATGCCGCAGCTCCGCCGCTGGGCCTATCCGCTCACCGAACGCTCGGCCGGCCAGTTCCTGACCTGGCCGGGCGGCGGCGCCGCGCCTTCGCTGGGCTCGCCCCTACCGCGGGTGCGGCCCCCGTACGAGTTCGCGATCGGGCGGCGGCGGCGAATTACGGTCATGGGGACGGGGCTGGTCCTTCAGTCCTCGTTCGCGAAACAGCAGATCGTCGTCGTCCCTCGTCCGCCTCGCCAGCGGACCACCCGCTATCCCCAGCGGCCGATCGCCACGCCGGTCTACGACGCGGCGTTTCAGGGTGCACGGGAACCCGTTATCGTCTCGCGGCCCCCGCTCCGACAGCGAGGCCGGCAGCCGATCCTGGCGGTCGGCTCCAAGCCCCTGGTGCCGGCAGTGCGGCTCCAGGCCGCGGTCATCGTCTCGCGTGGCCGGTTGACTCCCCGCATCATTCCGGCCACGGCTCGGGCGACCCGTGTCGTTCCTGCGATGGCGGTCCCGGCGGCCGCGGCGCTGGTCGTCCTGGCTCCCAGGCGACCGGCCCGCCGGCCCCCCCCTGGATCGCTCCAGGCCGGCGCCACGGCGGTCCAGGCGCTGCGCCCGAGGATCTTTGCACCCGGCCAGCCCGAGGCCGTGGCGCTGGCTTTACAGCCCATCCTGGCCCGGTACCGGCTCCGGCGGGTTCCCCCGCCACCGCCACCGCCACCGCCACCGCCGCCACCCCCGCCGATCGCCCGGCGGCAACGGCGCGTCCGGATTATCCCGCGCGGTCGGGCGCCCCAGCCGATTCGCGTGCCGATCATCGGCGGCCTGCCCGCCAGTGTGCCGGCACGGCCTGCCGTTGTCCGGATTGTCCGGTTCACCCGTCAGCCCCCGCCCCCGGCGATCGTCCGGGGAGCCTCGCCCGCGCGGGTGGTCCTGCCGCCGGGCGTCGCGGCGGGTGGCCTGCCGCCCCCACA